CCACAATACCGGCTGCCACGTTCCTTGTCCTTGAATTTCATCCTGGACGCGTTTACCGCCGTGGAGGTACATTGAGTACTTACCATAGTGGCGACGCATCTGGAGGGAACTCGGGGATCGGGACGCAAGCCGAGGGGACCAAACCCATCCGTAGAACCCTCTGACCGGAAGGTCGTTGGGGCTACCAATGAGTTGGATCCTTCTCAACTCGTCCAAGATCCTCCGATCGCGGACCTTAACACCAGAGCCGGGTTGAGGAACCCGAATAAAGGAGCCAAGATCAACGTCAGGTACAAGGGTGCGACCGCAGTCTGACCACACGTGAGTGAGGTCATCAGGTCCCTGCCAAGGCGTTGGGACCGCGGTAACTAAGGTCTCGTACAACGTACGAAACTGTGGGAAAGACTTACCAAGGAGGTATGCCTTATTGACGAAGACCACACACTCGTGCGGCGTCGTCGGCCACCTGAAGTCGAAACTTCTGAGGTAACCGATGTCGTCATGCCAATTGGCACCACAGGACTCCCGGAAGGGCCCGTCGACGAACGACTTAGCGTCGTTTACAACGAAACCCACAGCCTTAAGGTCGGAGATGACCCTGTGGGCTGCCTTCTTGTCGACGATGATGTCATCACCAAAGACAGAAAAGGAGGGAGAAGCCTCAGTCCCAACAACGTGGAGGATTAGGCTCATCAGCTCGAACGTGTACCCGTTACCCATACTGGAGATCTTGTTGGTGATATAGAACTCACCGTCAAGCCCTTCTAGGAAGGGGGCCCTGCATTTCTTGAGCAGGGTCACAAACCATTTTGGGAATAGGAATTCGACGAGCCAAAGGGAGACGCCATCACTGGCGTTCCGAAGGTCGATTGTCGCAAGCGACGAATCCTTGATCAACTGCCGATGGGTATCGGCTAGCGTATCGAGGTCGACCCCGAAGACGTCCCGAAGGACGTTCCTCAAGCCGTTTCCAACGCGTCGTTGGACGCACATGTTCGCGAAGCCATCTAGCGCAATAGGTCTATCGGTACTGTTGTTTTTAGGAACAGTCGAAAACCTACTGGCCGTGTACACTTTCGTCACACGGGCCAGGCTTCTACGGAAACACAAGAACGAGGCGTTCCTGCATCCCCTATAGCGCCTCCACGATTCGCGATGGAAGTCGCGTACCGCTGCTAGATCGCCGTTGAACGATTCGACTAGGCGACGTTTGGTAGCGCGCTTAAGACTCATATGGCCGTAGGCTGTCTCAGCCCATAAGCCAAAGTTGTCAACAGTGCACTCCCAGCCAGATCGGGAAAGCTTCGACTCGATCGAGTTAAAGCCTCTCGTTGGCGCGACTTCGCTACCACTCGTGAAGACGAGCGGAGCTAATCGGAAACGTTTAAGGGCTTGATGAGCCCTCTGCCTAGCGAGGTACCACCTGCGTGGTAAGAAACCGTTCGGTTCTTTCAACGTTTCGTCGAAAGCAATGTAGGAGCGGAAACAGTCCCGCTTCCTTTCATCACTACGACTTGCGTCGGGGGATTCGAGTTTCTTGAGATATCGCTTAATTGCGAAACTCTCCTCGAAATCGAGTGACGGACTGAACCGCCAATTCTCAATAATTCCCTGGAGGACACTGGTTGTGCCTTGAACCATGACGATTACTCCGAGAGCGCTGGCACAGATGCCGGGGTGAAACCCGACAGATAGTGATCAGCGACCCAGGCCTCGAGCGTGTCGCACAGCAGCTCCACATTGAGGAGAAGCTGGGATTCTGAGTACACGCTTCCGCTCACCTTGAGGCGAACAGACAAGGTGTCGACCGCGTCAACCCCTTCGACGGTGACGCCGTGGGGTTCCCCGATAATGATCTCGGAGACGTGGTTCTCGACGGTAACACCGCCGAGGACTTTGTTAGACGTGGTCTGTTTGAGGCGAAAACTACGGTTAGGGTCCGAGGGATCGGCCCAAGTCGTAGAGTTGCCGTCGGTGCGTTTCAGTTGGAATGCCATTTAAGGCTCCTTTGCCCAATTAGGGCTGTTTACCTACGATCGAAGAACCGTAGGTCATGAAGCAGTCTTCTAGTGGGGTCGTACGAAAGTGCGAAACCGGAAATGGTCCTCTTCCAATCCACGAACGGATCAAAAGAAGGCACGATCGACGGGCGAGTGAAGAGTGTTCGTTTATACGATTGCTCGTTTTCAACGACAACCACACCTCTAATGTTACGTTCGAAAACGTACACCTCGTTGTCATCGATGGACCCTTTGCAGGGATCCGAAGACGACGTAGAGTAGGTGAGGTCACTGACGTCCGAGGACTCGTCCTCGTATGTCACAGTCTTCACGACATCTCGCTTAACCGAAGTGCACCCTTGTGAGAAGGAGGCAAGATCCAGGGTCGTAGCCGACGTGATGGTCGACCCGACATTGATGAACCAATCCACCACGAAGCTATAGGGAAGAAGTTCCCAGCCCGTTCTGAACGGATTCACATGGATACGGTCAGCGAGCCGCTGTGGGGCACCAAGGGTCCATCCCTTGCGGTATGTCGAGCGGACGCGGATTTGACCATCTGCTTCGTAGAACAGACGGCGCTCATCCGAGCCGGTCGTCAGGTCGCGACTAGGAGTCACGATCTGCTCCGCATGGAACGAATCAAACTTGGTACTCGCGTTACCTAACTCCGAGACCACATCCCCTATAAGAAAGGAGATCGGCATAATGCCGTAGATGGCCTGAAGCCAAGCCGAACCTGCCTTCCGCATGCCAGCATTTGTATGCTTGAGCATCTTGCGGGCGGTCATGGTTTTCCACGTTCTCCGGATATGATCCGGAACTCCTCGCAGCTTAAGCAGGACTGCTTTGTCTGCCAGCTGTAAGGCCCGTGCTCCTTTACCGAGTAACTCGGAGATCAGCTCCACTGATTTGGACATCTCTGCCATTTCGGTGAGTAGATCTACGCCATCATTAGCGGCGTTAAAGGAATCGACTTGAGTAACATCGATGGCGCGATCGACAGCGCTGCCGCTAAAATACGTACTGACTACGTGCGGTACTTCACTGGACAACCGGGTGTAATCCCAGTTTTCAGTCCAGGAGCGGTCCGCCTTGATCAAGTACGAGTCGCAGCAACTAGACCCGTTGTGAGTCCAGCCATGGGTTTTGTGACGAAATCTCCGTTTGCGCTCGACGACATAGTACTTCACAGTACGTTCGCCGACCTCATACGGATTCATCACTATACCACTGGCCTTGGGTCCGAAGACCTTACTCTTGACGGGCTTTCGCCAATCATAATGTATGTCCTCCGGCTCATTAAACTGTGCCGAAGGCGGTGGCTCAATCACGGTTGTGCTGGCCTCTTGGTCAACATCGCCGTTGCATTTGAGCAACACCGGTCTGTTCAGGACGGCAGGAACGCCGTCAGTCACAGATTCATACATCGCGACACCTCCACTTCGGTCGGGACTCGCGTCCAAACCCAGGATGCGATACCCTGTAACCGCCTAGGATAGGCCTGGAAATTCCAGTAAGAGATAGCCAGATCTACGAGATCCGACATAAAGGCCCAAAGCCTTAGAG